TATTTGAAGCACTCATTGGAACTTCTTCATTATATATGACAGGATATGCGAATTGTCGAGCATCTTTCTCACGATTAAGATATGAAATATAGCCGGTAATTTTATCTAAAAAATGTTTATGTTCTCCATTTCCTTTCTTAAATTTATAATCATCATCCAAATAAATTTGTTTGAATTCTTCAAAATCTTCGGGAAAATAATCATCGGTTCTTAAAAGATTTAATAATTTAAATAATTGTATTGGGTCATTTGTATAAGGTGTGGCGGTCATTAATAATAATCTACAACTATCTTCATTTGAAAGATTATAGGATTTGTAAATAGCAGATTTTAATAATTTTATATCAGCTTTTTCGGCTGCCGGTGTATCTTCTGCGAATAATTTATGAGCTTCATCAATAATAATTAATGTCTTTTTAAGAGGGTCTATTTTACCATTTCTTCTAACCAATTCCTTATAAAACTCATTTTTACCAGCAACGAGATTTGAAAATTGTTTATAGGAAACAGGCATAACCCAACGATTATCAAGATATTTCAAATAATTACCATTCATATTCTCAGGAATATTAACACCATTTTCTATTTTTTCCTTAATTGTTGAAGAACAAATAAGACTATACATATTTTTCCAAATATCAGGTTTTAAGGTATGTCTCGTTACCCATAATATCGTATATCCGTCTTTCTCAAATGATTTAGAAGCAGTAGCAATGGCTGAACAAGTTTTACCAGTTCCAACGGAATGCCAAAATAAAATGCCTTTATAAATACTTGAACTTCTAAAATATTCACTTACAAAATTTTGACTATTATTAAGAGTAGCAAAACGATTTTTAACAATTTCGCCATTACTAACACAACCATTTTTAAATTCAAGGTCTTTCCATTTTAAATCCTTAAAATATCTTCTAATATATTTCCTCATTTCTACGAAATCTAATTTTTTCTTCAAATCTCTACCAATTGATTTAACCTTCTTAATATCTATAAAACGTCTCTTATTCTTCTTAATAATACCACCAACACCACCAAATTTCTTATAAGCCTTTTTCATTAAAGCGAAATCATTATCTCCCTTATTATCTAATGAATTATACATGTCTTTTATCTCAAATTTTCTAAATCTTTCAAAAACATCCATTTTATCTAAACTATCTTCTTTATCATTTCCAAATTCATGAATAGCCTTATTAATCTCATAATCAACCGCTCCAAAACGACATATATTTTCTAATTCGGCGGCAAAAAATAGTTTCTTAATATCTATCTTCTCTTCTTTTATAAATAACATGAAGGCATCATTTTCTTCAAAATTATCATTAAGATTTAATTTATATTTAAATACATGTAATGGCCAACCAACTTCTGGATTAAATTCTAATCCTTTTTGTCCGCAAAATCTCGTTCCTCTTCCTATTACCTGTTTTTGATCGGCGGGAGATATTAAATCATCAAATATATGAACATATTTAACATCAAAACAATCAATGCCTTCTTTAAAACCTTGGTCTAATAATAAAAATCTAATTTTTTCTCCATAAATATTTTCAGGTCTTTCATTAAAAATCTTAATAATTTCATTACGAAGTTTTACAGGAAAAGGTTTATTATAGATAGCTACTGATGATAATAGGGCAAAATTATCATTACTATTAGGAATATTAATTTTTAATTTTTCATTATAAATATTTTTCATTCCATAAGCTTTAAAAACGGATGCTACTAATTTAATACCGGCAATAGAACTTCTAAAATCACTATATATAATATGTTTAAAATTCTTTCCATATTTCGCCAAATCATTTTCATCTAATTCTTTAATTTTCTTTATAAGATGTGCTAATTTCGGTGAATTTATTTCCAAGAATTCTTTAATTTTTGACGCATTATAAGATTTATTATCAAATTTATAAAAATCATTTTTACTACTATTATTAATAACTCTTCTAATACATTCTGCCTTTTTTGAAAAGGGCATTTCTAATATTTATGAATGTTTTTTTATTTGATGAAACTCATATTTATAATTTGGCGTCGGTGTTTCTAATATCATTACTATTTCTTTATTCATATTCTTAAAATTTCTAATGAAATTATATATATCAGTAATATTTATAAAACCTTGATTTAATATCTCGTGTCTATCTAAATGACTTCCTTTGGGATTTTTACTATTATTTAAATGAATTACTGCTATATCATTCATATTATTTTTAAGTGTCATCTCGAAAATCTCATATAATTCATATCCCTTCGCCCATATATGACATGTATCAATACAAATCTTAAAAACTTCTTTTTGTCTTTCATCAAAATCATTATAGAAATTCAAGAAATCTTGATAATTGCTTAATAATTCTGTTCCTTGTCCTGATGCTGTTTCTAAAATTAATTTAGAAGACCAATTATTCTTAATTATAACTTCTGTCAAATATTCAATACATCTTTTCATATTAATTAATCCATCTTTAATAGGAAATTTAGTAGATTTACCAGTATGAACTACACAACCTACCGCGCCTAATAAATGAGCAATTTCTAATTCTTTCAACAGAATTTTAATCCAATAACATTCATCTATATCAATCAATCTTTTATTAACAATCATGGGAGAAGATAGATTAATTGTATAAGGACTATGGATAATTAATTTAAAATTATTTCTAATAATAAATGAACGAATTTCATCAGGATTTCCTATAAATTTCTTATTAATTTCTCCAATATTAATACTACGTGGATTTGATATGAAGATTTGAAGGGAATTTCCACCCGCATCAATTATATTTCTCATCATTTTTATTAAATTTTTTTCTCTGGAAATATGGGCACCTATGAAAAACATTTCTTAAATTATATAAGAAATATATAATCATTTTTTATATAAAATGACAGGAACTCATATAATTTTAGACATTTCTAAAATTAATGATAAAGAAAAATTGAAATATTCTTCGACTATCCTACCTATTATGGATAAAATTGTAGAAGAATTTAATTTAAAAGTAGTTGCGAGTGCTTCTCATCAATTTACGCCATATGGTTTCACGGGTGTTTTTGTTCTTGCTGAAAGTCATTTATCATTTCATACATTTGTGGATGAAGGTAAAATAGCCGTCGATTTATACACATGTCATTTCTTTAATTATTCCAAAGAATTATATGAAATGATGAAAAAAGAATTTGGAGAAGAATGTGAAATACATCTAAAAGTTATAGAAAGGTGTTAATTGGGAATTTTCCAATTTATAAATCTTATCTACGATTTCTAATGCCGATTTTCTATGAGCTATAACAATCATAGATGCCTTATTTTTATTAAAACAATCTTTTATAGTTGTTTGGACAATTTCTTCGCAATATGGGTCTAATGCCGAAGTTGCTTCATCAAATATTATTATTTGTGGTTTTTTAATTAATGCTCTTGCTATTGCTATTCTCTGTTTTTGGCCACCAGATAATGAACTTAATTCAGTTCCTTCTAAGATAGTTTCATATTTATTAGGAAGTTTCGATATAAATTCATCGGCATTTGCTAATTTTGAAGCTTCTTCTATATCTCCATTAGATATACCTAATGAAATATTATTAGCAATTGTATCACTAAATAATATCGTATCTTGTGCTACATATCCAATATTATTCTTTAACCACTTATTATCATAATTATAAATATTTACATCATTAATTAATATAGAACCTTCATTATTTTTAATTAGACCTAAAAGAAGTTTGGCGATAGTGCTTTTACCACTACCAGAAGAACCTATGATAGCAATTTTATCATAAGGATTAATATGAAAACTAAAATTATTTAAAATAGGTGTTGGTGAATTTTGGTATTTGAAAGAGATATTAGAGAAGGTTATAGAAGGTTTGAATTTATTAGGTATATATGAACCTTGAATTAAAGAAGGTGTATCAATCATTTTAATAATTCTTTTATAAGATTTATCACATTTACTAATTTCATTACGAACTTCCATAATATCTTTAATAACTCCAAAAACGGATTTGAAATGAAGGATGAATGTAATAAGATTAGATGTTAATTCTAAATATTTAGCAAATAAGATAGTTATAATCATCGTGAAAGTAGGCATATTAAAATTAATAAAAGCATTGAAAGAATATAGATACGTTTCATATATATAATATTTGGAAATAAGGTTATTATAATTTGCGAATTTATTCTTCGAAATATCTTCGAGTGCGAATGTTTTTTGAATAGATATATGTGAAATAGTTTCAAATATAAATTTATTAAACTTATTATTTAATTCGTCATAACCTTCCATACAATATTTATAAATTTTATCATAAATATAACTGATTAATAAATTTAAACTTATTAGAAATGTCATTAGAAAACATAATTTATATGAAATTTGATAAATTAAGAAGAATGTTATCAATATATTTAAAATAGACCTCGTTAAAACATTTATATTTAAAGAAATTATATTAGAAACGATATTAGCATCTTGATTAATATAATCATTTAATTCGCTAACGGGTGTAATTTCATAGAAAGTTGGTTCTTGATTTAATATCTTATCATAAATAATTGATTTTATTTGGATATTCATATATTTCTGGGAATATGTGAATAATGCTCCGCGAATAGATGTGAAAATAATTGTTAAGATACTTGAAACATATAAATTATATAAACTTTTATTTGAGAAATCTCCTTGAATTATAATGCTAGTATAATGATTAACATATACATTATAATAAGATGCTATAAAAGCCGATAATAATCCAACTATTATATATTTGAAATTTGAACTAGATAATGTAATATATCTTTTAATCATATTTATATAAAGAATATAATTATGTTTAAATAAATATGATTTATTTGAATATTCCTTATAAAGATAGGAAAATAGCAAATGAATATGGCGCAAAATGGGATAAGAAATTAAAACGTTGGTTTTGTGAAGATGATAATGAATTATGTTCTATTTATAATAAATATCCAGACGAGGTAATTATAGTAGGTGAAGATAGAACAATAGGTGGCGATGAATTATATATAGATATGATACCAAAAACATCGTATTTTAAGAATGTTAGAAGTTGTTTTTCAGTAAATGATTGGGATATTATAAGAAATCATATTTATAATAGAACAGATAATAGGTGTGAATGTTGTGGAGTAAAAAGAAGTAAATATTTGGAAGCACATGAAAGATGGATTTATGATTTTGAAACGAAAACACAGAAATTAGCAAGAATAATTGCTTTATGTAAATTATGTCATCAAGCAACCCATTATGGACATTCTAAAATTAAGAAAGATATTACGAAAATTAATGAACATATTAAAAAAGTTAGAAAAATAAATGAAGAAGAATTAAAAGAACATATAAAAGGAGCATATGAAACATGGAATGAACGTAATAAAATAGAATGGAATATCGATTTATCTATTATTACAAATTCAGGATTTTTAATTATGTGATTTATTAGAATTATTGGAATTATTAGAATTATTAGAATTATTTGAAGAATTATTAGAATTATTGGAATTATTATAATTATTAGAATTATTAGAATTATTGGAATTATTAGAATTATTGGAATTGTTATTAGAATTGTTAGAATTGTTATTAGAATTATTTGAATTATTAGAATTATTGGAATTATTTGAAGAATTATTGGAATTATTATAATTATTGGAATTATTGGAATTATTAGAATTATTAGAATTATTAGAATTATTAGAATTATTAGAATTATTAGAATTATTAGAATTATTAGAATTATTTGAAGAATTATTGGAATTATTTGAAGAATTAGAATTATTAGAATTATTAGAATTATTGGAATTATTAGAATTATTAGAATTATTTGAAGAATTATTGGAATTATTTGAAGAATTATTGGAATTATTAGAATTATTATCATTTTCATCGAAAGGTTTATTATTACAATTACAAGTATTTATATAATTATACATATTGGAAGTAGTTAAATTAGTAATATTCATATTATATATATAATAGTTATTAATTACGTGGTGCTGATTGACCTTGAACAGGGACGTTAAATCCATTAAATCCTCCTCCTGTTTGTAGATAGGGAAAAAAAGGATTAGGATAATGATGATTATGATTATGATAATCGTTATATCCATGGTGATGATGTCCATAATGATGATGAGGATGATGATGATGAAGAGCATGAATTATTCGTTCAGATTGTAAATCATTACGAATATTATCATTATTATAAGAATTGATTAAATTACGAGTATCATTATTATCTCGAATAATAGATAATTTAATATCATTACCAATATCACTAATTTTCTGTTCTAAACCTAAACGATTTTTGGCTGCCTCAATTTGAATATTAGCATAATTATCGGCTGCCTGACGAGTAATACTCATCTCACTTCTATCAATTCCTTTCTCTAATGCCGAATGAACTTTAAGGAGTTCAATCATAGAAGTATTATGATGATTATCAGAAAGTCTTCCAAGACTATTCTCAACTTTTAATAAATCATTATTAAGTCCATGAAAATTGCGTTCAGCTTGAAGATAATAATCCCCAATTCTTCGTTCTAAATTTTGATTTTGGGTAGAATTAAATAATCGTGTTTCACCAAAATTTCTCTCACTTATAACCATACCATCTTTAATTCCGGAATTTAAAAGATTATTATTTTGGTTAAGAAGATTAGCAAGATTATTTCCAATTCTTTCAGATGCTACTAAATTCATAGAACCATTTCTTTCAGTAGCATTAATACTATCGGCGGCAATTCGTTCTAATGAATGACTTAATTGAGAACCTACTCTATCAGTAGCATTAATATTAAGAGCTCCATTTCTTTCGGTCGCTGAAAGATTAATACCTGCTGTTGAATTAATCATATCTTTAAGAGAAGCACCTAATGTAGATAAATTTTGATTGGCGAATTGATTGTGCATATTTATAAGATTATCAGTTTTATCATTTTCACTCGTAACAGTATTAATTAAAGAATTCATTCCTCTTTCATTTGCTGAACGAAGGTTCTCGGCGATATTTCTTTGTGTATCAATTAAAGTCGCAGTTTGATTAGCATTATTAATAATACCTAACATACTATCAACAGATTGGCTCATTTTCTATAATGGTCTAATAATTAATTTATTAAAAATGTTTAAATTATTTTCTTTACATATTCTTCAAATAATTTATTTAAACAATTGGAGAATATTAGAAGTTAATGTGGAAATATAAAAATAAGCGTCAAAGAACTTCTAATAATTCTGACGATGATGAAGAAGAAGGTTCAAATACTAAACTTCCATTTCTTTTTCAAAAGAATTCCAATAATTATATAAATACAAATTTCAATCATATCTATTTTAATAGTGATATTACTCCTGATAGCGCGTTTGAATTATGTAAAGAATTAAGAAACGTAGAAACTAAAATTAAAACATTAACGGCAACTCTTAATATTGAAAAACAGCCAATTTATTTACATATTACAACAGATGGCGGTGTTATTTATTCGGCATTTTCTATTATTGATTGTATTAAATCTTTATCAGTATCAGTTTATACTATCGTGGATGGATTTGTAGCATCTGCTGGAACTCTAATTTCATTATCAGGTGAGAAAAGATATATGTGCGAAAATGCTTATATGTTAATTCATGAATTGAGAGGAGGTGTATGGGGAAAGATGAGTGAAATTGATGAGGAATATACGAATTCTAAGAAAATAATGGAACATATTAAGAAGATATATGCTGATAATACAAATATCAGGAAAAAAGAATTAGATGGAATTCTTAAAAAAGATTTGATTTGGAATGCGGATGAATGTATGGAAAAAGGATTAATTCAGGAGATTTATAAATAACCGATGTGTTTATCTATATATCTTGCGACTTGATTAATTTTAATGATAATTTCAGGAATATCATCTTCACTTAATTTTGTAAGTTTTGGAACAATAGGAATTTTCAAATTAAAAGTTTTAATTTTATTATTAAATTGTTTTATCGCTTCATTAATATAATCTAATGAAATTTTATTACATTTATTAGTAACACATTTATCTAATTTAACTTGGTTTTCATTTGAATAAGTGTTCTTAATGACTTCATTTCTTTTTTTATCATTTTTAATATTAAAAACTGATACTTTATCTTTTTTCAATTTTTCAATTTTTAAAACATCATAAGTTAAATCCTTACATTTATCATTAGCACAATTTATATAATCTTGAAATAATTTTATGAATTTTTTAATTTTTATATTAATTTGTTTATTAATATAATTTTCAATAAAAATTAATAATTCTTCGAATTGTAAAAAATTATTATCATTTAATTTAAATTCTATTAATAATTTATATTTCTTTTCGACATTTGGTGAAAATTTAATTTTATATAACTTAATTCTATCCTTTATTATTTTTATTCTCAATTTATAAATTTTCTTTTGAACTTGACAATTTTGATATACACATAATTTTAAATCTTCTTTATCTTCACATTTACTTTTAAAACATTGTTGTAATTCATTCATTAATTTTAAATAATTCATTTTCTATTATTTCAAAACTTTTTTTAAAATTATGATTGATAATATTGTTGAAATTAATCCCTTATATTTATATTCTTGTTTCTTATAATATCTATATAAATTCTTCTTCTCAGGCATGATTTATATAATTCCTTAATAAAATCATTTTTTATATAAAAATAAAACTGATTTATATCAAATATGGATTTCTATCAAGAATGGATGAATTTAGAAAAATATTGGTTCAATTCTAATAAAGATATAGACGAATATTTAATTTCTAAATATGAAAATTTATTAGATGATAATAATCCCATTATACAAATAATTATATATGACCAATTAACAAGACATATTTATAGAAAGGAATATGCTTCACATATCATAACCTATTTTAATCAAAAAGCTTTACAAATAGCAAATCAAAATAAACATTTAATTCCAAATCTTTCTTATAATGATTGGATGTTTTTCATGCTTGTTTATAGACATACAAATATTCGCGAAAATCTCTTTTTTGCTATGGAAGAAGCTTGGAAACGATTACCACAATCTAAAAAATTCATTAAAGCTACTTATAATAGGGCAAATTTTGAAGAAGAATTGGAGATATATAATCCCATTGATTATTATAGATATATGAATTATGATAATATTCTTGAATATAATCCAAGTGAAGATTTAACATATTTGAAATATAATATTGGAGAATTTGATATTCTTAAAGATAAAGAAGAAATTATTATTAGTCTCTCAGGAGGTGTAGATAGTAATACATGTCTCTTTTATATTCGAAAGAATTTTCCAGAAAAAATCATTAAAGCAATCCATATTAATTATAATAATCGTGATGAAACGAGAGAAGAAGTTAAATTCCTAATTTCCTTATGTAATAAATTAGATATTCAATTATTCGTAAGAACTATTCATGAGATTAAACGAAAACCTTCTATCGAGAATGATTTGAGAGATATTTATGAAAGTTATACGAAAAAAATTCGTTTCAATTCTTATAAGAAGGTTGGTGGAAAATCTCCTATAATAATCTTAGGTCATAATAAAGACGATTGTTTAGAAAATATTTTAACTAATATTTCTTATAAAAATAAATATGATAATCTTATTGGTATGGAATTATATTCAA